TGCGATGTTCTATGATTTGTTTTTGAACTTCTTCTGGTAGACGATCAAAGAAGTTATTGCCCTCACGCTTTTCAGCATAAGGAAATTCTTGCATTAAGGCATACGGATCAATAGATTGTACGCCACCACCAGTAAAAATAAAATTGTCAGCACCGTGATATTGACCAGGGATATAATACATTCTTGATAAGTCTTTAGTTTGGCTATCTCCAATGTTTCCAAGTTTTGACTGGAGGGCGAACCAGAATGCTTTGATATTTTCTTTTCTAACTCTTGTTCGAAGTGGAAAAACAAGCCTAAATTTTGGCGAATCGCTCCGACTGCTTGCAGTAGAATAACAAATGTAGTGCCAATCACCAACCAGGTCATCAAGTTCACTTTTTAAATCTCCTTTGAATTCATGGTCGTCAACGTCGACTGCAGCCCAACCACCCCAATCAATAACATTAGCATTTGCACGAGTTGTATCTTCTACATATGTTGCAGGAGATATTAACTGTGCAGACTTTTTATCTTTTCTTTTGACTTTTGATAATTCAAATAATAACCGCTCAAACTCAGCAAAGGACTTGAAGTCCATTCGCTTGTGAGTTTTATTATCAAATATGCTTTTGAATAAAGTCAGTGAAATATCCGTGGTTTCCATCATGATTTGGTGCTGTCCATCCAACTGGCTTCATAAGATCTGGTAGTCCTAGAGGATTTGGTCGCTCAGGTTTTACACCAGCTTCTTTTGCCATATTCGCATTATGTACTTGATCCCAGGCTTTTTGCGCATCTACTCCAAATGCATCAAGAGTACCTAAGGCAACAACAATGATATCAATAAGACCATCAACAATTTCTTCTGGGTCTTGATCGCTGTAGATAGCTTTTAAAGTTTCTTTATATTCCTCATCAATAAAATCCATACGGAAATTAAGGAACATTTTAAGAGCATCATAGTTTTGCTCATTCTTTTGTTTGACAACCCAATCATGCACGCCAAACTTTTGGTGCATGTCATGGATGTCTTTTACCATGTTATTTGACATTTTATTCTACCAACTTAATATTAGGTGTATATTCTACACCATCTTCAACGATTTGTACACTACTATTTTCATTTATTTGATATCCAATACCTCTGAGGAAATCTGTAAAAGCTTCACACAGTTCATCGCGTGTTGCTTCGGACTGAATTTCATGTGTCACAGTACGTACTGCAGTATATGGCTTGTGTATTCCTGGGCATTCCCATTTAAGTGTAATCATACGAAAAAATCCTCCAAGGATGCTTCTTCCTCGGCTTTCCAGCCGATTGCGTTTAAAATAAAATTAAGTGGTTCAAGGAATGTTTTCTCGAACTGCTTATCGTAGTCAATATATTTATGGAGTTGTAGCTCCGGTGGTAGGTAATCAGGAAACGTAATTACGTTTTCTCGGATATGGTTTGGCACTTTCAGGTAACAAAACTTGGCCTTATCCCCAGCCTGAATAAGTTCATATTTCTTTTGTAGGGATTTGTCTTTGATAGAGTGGTTGTAGAGTAACGCCCCGCGCACATGAATTGGCGTACCTTTCGTATAGATCGTCTTTCGATCTGACCATTTTGCAAGTTCCGATACGCCACGTGGGAAGGATACCTCTTCCGGAGAAAGCGAATTGAACGTCGACTTGAACAGAGAAATCTCTTGTTGAGTTTCCTCTTCAGAAGATGAGACAATGACTTTAAAGAGCCTTTTAAGAGCATCCCTGCAAACGGCCGGGGTAGACGACTTGATGGCTTCAATACCCATGATTTTAAGCTTCGGTTCTGCATATTGTACACCCTCTGAGTTATGTACATTTAATATGTATCGTTTCTTTGCAGTCCAGATACCACGATCAGCAATCACCTCCCGTGACATTTCCATACGCTTTTTATAACAGTTCATATTATGAAATAATTGGTCATAAGCTTTTTCTAAGACTTTTTCGAAATGTCCTTTACAGGCTTCGTCAAGAAACGCCACAGGATCACGTGGATTGAAATGCTTAACGAAAGGGCCAAAATTAACATAAAGAGAGTCTGTGTCGATAGCAATAACATAATCTTTGTCTGTCTCCAATAATTTATTCATTTCTTGATTGATAGCTGTTTCAGCCCACTGAATTACTCGTTGGCCAGTGAGAGTTACACCTTCTGCTAAACGCAAATCAAAATACTTGAAGTAGATATTACCGAGTGCACCGTAAAGTGAGTTGAGTAGAATCTTAAGAGCCATCTGCCTATTTTCAAGTTGATTGATTTCCTTTTCCAGGGTATACGACTTTTCTTTTTCGTATTCCTGCTGAGCTGCAAGCATCATCTTTTTAATGCTTGTTCGTTCTTCGTAATAATCTACAATGATACTAGGTACCACACCTTCTTTGTCTTTACGATAGAATGAACCGTTTGCTGCACACGTTGCATCAGGAGATTCTTGACTAATTAATGTTTCAGGTGACATATTCCACTGAACAATAATATTTGGATACAGCGAGTTTAAATCAAATGAGACAACCCAATCATGAATACCAACCTGTGGTTCTTTAACAAATCCACCAGCAAATGCTTGTTTCTGTGCAGGTGTAACTTCTAGTAATGGTACCTTACGAAGCGATAGCAGTTTACGATATAGGATTGATTCCCAGATTGCAGTGGTACCGAATGTGTCATTATAATTAACACCGCCTTTGTATGCCACAGTCATAGCAAGAGTAATGAGTCCCATCTTATCTTCAAGACGTTCAACTAATTGCACATCTTTCATGTTATAATCAATGTACCGTTGATAGTCATCTTTATAAAGATTACGAAGAGAACCTGATTCTTCGAAGCTGAGTTTCTTTTCACCGAGTACGACTGATGCAATATGATCTAACTTATAAGATTCTTGTGCACCGTATGAATAGCCAAACTTTTGGAAAAGCTCGAGGTAATCTAATTGGCTAATACCTTTTAGATCGTACGTGTCTTCCTTCCGCTGTCTGCGTGTAACCTCACGGTAGTCAACTAGTCCCCATGGTGAGTATTTGTTAATAGCTTCAAGGCCGACAACCTTTGCTGTACGATTAATGAGATACGGAATGTCAAAGAAACGAATATTCCAGCCTGTGATAATGTCAGGACTATGAACAGGATTATTCCAATAGTCTAGGAACTTTGTGAGTAAGTCAAACTCATTATCGCATTTAATGAAATGCAATGGTTGAATAAGAGCTTTCTCGGTATCAAAGTCACCGTAACCCCAGACACGATAATATTCGCTTTTGCTTGATTTAACCGTAATTGACAATACTTCTTGATCTGCACGAGATGGTTCAGGGAATCCATCCTCATAAGCTGTTTCAATATCGATTGTTAAGACATTGACCATGTCACGGTCAAAGGCAATATCGCGTGGAAACTTTTCTGTAATATACTGATGTAAATAGTTTTTAGCGCCGTATAATTTATATCCTGCTACGTCACGATACATTTCGATATGATTTTTGGCGTCTCGCATAGAATCATATTGAATTGAATCTACATCTTGGCCGTCGAGAGATGTCCACCCCGTGGGCTCACGGGACGGAACATATAAGGTAGGTTTGAACTTTTCTTTGCGTTGGACTCTTTCGCCGTTATCGGCATATCCACGATAAAGGATTGAATTTGCATAACGATTAACTGATGTATAGAAAGGCATAGTTTCTCCATAATGATACTGTATTATACATCATTTTCATGATAAAGTAAACTGTTATTTGCACTCTCCACAACATTCATCTGTGCCACATTTATCATGGACAACACCATCCCCTTCGAGAGGATTATCAAGCCATACTTCTACTCCATCCGAATCAACCATAGACTACATCTACCTTAGAGCGAAGATATTCTAATACAGATTCCGGAGATGAGACTCCATATGGATCCGGATCATCTGCTGTGGCATCTGGTTCTACAAACATTTTTTCGACAACACCATTATCTACGACCATTGCGTATCTGCGTGACCGAGTACCAAATCCAACTGCTGACATATCGATATCCATTCCCATTCCCTTAGTAAATTCTGCATTACCATCTGGAATGAAATCAATCTTACCAGCACAGTCTTGCTCAAGCATCCACTTACGCATAACAAAAGTATCATTTACCGATAGCACATAGATCTCATCTATCATACGTGATTTGATAACATCGTGTTGTGCTACAAAACCCGGCACTTGATATGTAGAGCAAGTGGGTGTATACGCACCCGGTAGCGCAAATACTACGACACGATTGCCCAGGAAAATATCCTTTGTTTCTACGT